CCCGGTGAAGAGCACGACCCCTAGCGGGAACTTCACCTTGCCACCGAGATCGATCACCGAGGCCGCTTCGACCTCGACGACCTGCCAGAGTGCGCCCTCTTCACGGACGATCGACTGCGCATGGCCCTCTCCTTTCAGGTAGCCGTGCAGGCCGTGCCCGCACTCCCTCGAATCCTTCCAGTCGGGCGCCTCGACGGGCCCCGACTCGGGCCAAACGAAACCGCCATACGCCGAGCGGTCGGCCTTGACGGTTCGAAGGACGAGAACCGTGCTCACGACGCCTCCCTCAGCTTCGTCGCCCACGCCTCGAGCAAGGCCGCGAGCTCGGCGCGCGGGATCTCGAGGGCGTCGATCAGCGAGTCGACGGTCAAGCCCCCGTGAAAGACGTTCGTCGAGGGGGCGACGGTGACCTGATCGGCCTTGCGCGGGCGACCGCGCTTCGGCGCCTCGGTCGCCACGCCAACCGGCGGGGGCGCAGCCGCACCGACCGGCGGGGCCGGGGGTAGGGCGCTCTCGGGCGGGTTCACCGGCGCCGGCGCGGGCAGGGTCGCCGCGGCGCGGCTCGCGGCCAGGGGCTCGCCCGGCGCTACGGGCTTCATGAAGGTCGCCGGGATCGCCGCTGCGGGCGCGGGCGCGACCGACTCCGGCGGAGTCGTCGGGGCCGGCGGGGGCACGGCGCAGCCGGCGGGGGTCCTGCGCAGCCGGTCGAGTAGAGAGCCTGTACGTACATCGCCCATGGGGGGATTCTCCTTTTCGTTCCATGCCGACGCGTGGACGCTCGGCGAAAGGTTGCACTTGTTCCGGTAGGGGCACCCGCCGAACGCGTCGCACGCGAGGGGCGACGGCGGGAGCTCCTCTGCTTTCGTGATCCCCCCTCTTGTGGTGACGATCTCTCTCGCGACCGCGTCGATCCGCTCGAACTCCCCCACGACGTGGGGCGCGGCGAGCGGGAGGTGCACGCGCATCGCCCGCGCCGCGCCCCGTGTCCGGGTGTACCCCCAAACCGCGTCGACCTCGTCGGCGCCCTCGAGCATCGCCGCGAACGCGTAGGTGATGCACTGAGTGTCGTTCCGAAGGATCTCCGCGGTCTTCGCCCAACGGAAGTCGCCGGTCGTCTTCGTATCCCAGACAAGGGGGCGGCCGGGCGTGTCGATTCCGGGCACGATGCGCGAGTCAGGCGCCCAGAGATCGAGCTCGCCTTGCCAGCCCCACGCCCCGCCGAAGGGCGACGGGAAGACGAACTTCCTCCGCAGCTTCATCCCCGGCGACATCGGCGGGGGGAGCAGCGGCGCGAGGGCGGTGGCGATCTCGCCCGACCGGCGGGTGAAGTCGAACGCCCGCCCGGTCGCGAGGTACGGGTCAAGCTGCTCGTCCTGTACCTCGGTGCCTAGCGCAGCGCTGGCGTTCTGCGGGGTCTCGACCTTCTCTATGTACTTGAACGCCCACTTCCTTTTGCAGAGGGTCCACGTATCGATCTGGGTCGGCGAGTACAGGTCGAGGTTAGGGTCCACGTGCCCTTGTGGTGACGACAGCGGAAGGTGTCACCACAAGAAGCGCATGCTCACTCCGATCCCGACGACGTACGCGGGCGTGACGTTCCGATCGCGGACTGCGAAAGACCTGATTCAGGCAGAGAAACGCGCACGTACGCAAAGGTTCTGGGGTTGATCACCTTCGCCCTTTATCCCGTAGTCGGCGGGCGGTGCGGCTGCGGGAATCCCGAGTGCAAAAACGCCGGCAAGCATCCCGCCGAAGCGTGGTCTCGTATCCCCGACGACCGCGCGCCCCTTGTTCCCACCGAGACGCAGGGCGTAGGTATCGCCACCGGCGCACGTTCCGGCGTCTTCGTGCTCGACATCGACACGAAGAACGTGGACGGGTTCGCAGAGCTCGCGAAGCTCGGCGACCTGCCGGACACCTATGCCGTGCAGACGCCTACAGGCGGGGCGCATCTCTATTTCCGGCACCCCGGGTTCCCTGTTCGGAACTCGGCCCCGAAGTCGAACCCGATCGCCCCCGGCCTCGACATCCGAGGCGACGGCGGTTACGTCGTCGCGCCCGGGTCGCCGCACGCGAACGGCGGGCGGTATGAGGTCGTCTGCGACGCTCCGATCGCCGACGCGCCCTCGTGGCTCCTCTCATGGCCCGGGCTGAAGCACCGGGGCACCGAGCTCGCGGCGCCCGCGGCCGACGTCGAGGCGCGTGTCGCGTCCGTTCCGAAGGCGTGGCGCATCGCGAAAGCAAAAGCGTGGGCCGCGACGCAACCCCCTGCGATCGAGGGGGCTGGCGGGGACGGGCACACGTTTCAGGTCGTGACCCGCGTCGTACACGACTTCTGCCTCACCGATCAGGACATGATCGACGAGGCGCTCGTCGAATGGAACTCAAGGTGTCAGCCACCATGGGCCGGCGCCGAATGGACGCACAAGGTCGACTCGGCGCTGAATCATTCGACAAAGGAATGGCGCACGGGGATAACGCTGGAGTACGCGGCCGAGAACTTGCTTTCCGCGGAGGTGCCGGACGCGCCCGAGGGGTGGGGTGTCATCGACTGGAACAAGCTCGACCCCCCGATCCGTTGGGTCGTCGAGGGCGTCGTTCAAGAGGCGACCGTATCGCTGGCCTTCGGCCCGCCGAACGCCTTGAAGACGTGGACGATGTACCTGATCGCTGCGGCCGTGGCATCGGGCACGCCCTGGCTTGGGCGCCCCGTCGGCCGTGGCCTCGTCGTGATCCTCGACTACGAAAGTAGCGAGAGGCAGGCGCGCCGACGCATGCGCGTGCTTCAGCAACGGGGGATCACCGGCATCCGCTACGTGAACCCGAAGGAAATGCTCGACGAGCCCGACTTGTGGGTGCGCTTGGCCGAGCTGAAGCCCGCGCTCGTCGTCGTCGACTCGCTGTCACGCGGCATGATCGGCCGAGACGAGAACGATGCCAAAGCGATGGCGATCCCGCTCGACCTCGCGAAGCGCCTCGCGCGCGACTGCGGCGCGGCGACGATCTTCATCCACCACAAGAACAAGAGCGCGGCTGAAGGGCACATGGCTGCTCGAGGCTCGGGCGCGATCACGGCCGCGGCCGAAGGGTGGCTCGAGTTCGACGACTTCGAAAAGGGCTCGGGAAGCGTTCAGCGCGCCACGCTTCGCTGCGGGCGCCTGACGGAGTCGATCGCGTTCGACGACATTCGGTTGGAGCTCTCCGACGAAAAGGGGCTCGTCGAGGTGAAGGCTGCGGGGTCAGAGCCCGTGTCGAAGGGGCTGGACAATCGCGAGCGCATCTTCTCGATCTTGCGTTCGCGATCGGAGGGTGTGCCTCGGAAGGAGCTGCGCGGCGTGCTTCGGGGCACGATGCAGAAACGCGAGGCTGACATCTCCGAGCTGCTCGTGTCTGACACGCTTGTGAAGTTCAAAAGGGACGGCGAAGAGTGGGTCATGTTGCGTCCTGGGGCGCCCTAGTGATTTCGCGCACTTACAGAATTACGGGTGACAATTACTGTCACCCCCAAAATTACGCCCGTAATTACGGATCTCGCAAACGAAGGTAAAGCGTGGAATTTATTGCGATTACGGGCGTAATTTTAGGATCGATTTTCCCCTATAATTACGCCCCCCGAGTGCCTATAGGCACGGGGGCGTAACTGGGGCGGCTGTCAGGGGTGCTCTTTCCGTCACCACAAGAGGGCATGCTCGTCACGATCGACCCCGGGGTGCACTCGGGTTGGGCGCTCTGGGGGTTGCACGGACTGATCGCGTGCGGTCTCGGCGACCCTCGAAGCTGCAAGCTGCACCGGGTGACGTCAGACGATCCCGACGTCGACACGATCCGCGACGTGTGGATCGAGCGCCCGGTCGTGTACCCGCACTCGCCCGTGCGCCCGAACGACCTGATCACCCTGGCACTCGACGCCGGGCGTTGGGCGGGGATCTACGAAGCGTGCGGAGTCGAGGCGCACTTCGTGACGCCGGCGGAATGGAAAGGGCAAGTCCCCAAGGCGATCCATCACGCGAGGATCTGGGGCGTGCTCTCGGCCGAGGCGCAAGAGGTCGTCGAGAAGGGCTGCAGGAAGCTCGCGCCCTCGAAGCGTCACAACGTGCTCGACGCGGTCGGGCTCGGGCTCTGGGTTAGGGGGTGGAGGTGAGCGTGCGATACATCGTCGCGCGCCCGGGCGCGCTCGTGGCCTTCGACTCGATCGGCGACGCACGCGAGCACGCGTACAAGCAGGCGCGCCCGAAGGGCTGGAAGCAAAAGTTCGTGATTCTCGAGGTGAGGGAGATCGAAACGCTGTTTCCGCTCGGCTCGCCGACGGGGCGCGGAGCAAAGGCGACATGAAACTCTCAGCGGAAGACGTGAAAGCGATCGACGCAGCGGTCGCGTCGGTGGCGCATCGACTGCAGCCCGAGGATCGCTTCGACCTGCGGCAAGAGCTCGCGTTGCGCCTGCTCTCGCGCGAGCGGCGCCCGGGCAACGTGCGCGAATGGCTGCGCGAGGCCGCGCACGGATGGACGGTTGACTTTCTGCGCTCGGCGACGAAACAGCGCGAGCTTCTGCACGAGCTGCACGAGTTCGGTGGCGGCCCGTACCGTCGCGGCGCTGAATGGCGCCCGACGTGGTACCCGCCGCACCCCGACGCGGTTGAAGGGCCTTGGCTTGCCTGCGAAGGCGCTCGGCTTATGCGCGTAAAGAAGTGACTTCCTTAGCTTTTTACGAATTGTCGATTTCCAACCGAGTCGGGGCCCTTTTGGATCGACTCCTGTAGCAGAGGGGACAGTGCGTCCACATTGGCTAGTCGCTGCGTTTTTCCTCGGTGCGACGTGTTGCCGCCCGGCTGCAAAGCTGGAGCATCCGCGCCCTTCCCCCGAAACTCTTGCGGCGCAGCTGGTAGATGAGACCGTCGCGCTCTACGACTCCGAGCAGGAAGCCCCGTTCTGCTCTGGCGTCTGGATGTCCGATGCGGTTTTCCTGACCGCCGACCATTGTGTCGCCTCGAAGCACGCGACCCCCGGCGACGTGCTGTCATACGTCGTGCGGCGCGACGTGAGCGAAGCCGGCGACATTCGCACGATCCGTCACGCTGCAGTGCTCGCGGTCGACGAGACGCACGATCTCGCCCTCCTACGCGCGCTCGATCCCCCGCCCCACACTGCGGCCCGTCTTTCGTCCAAAAAGCTCGTGGCGGGGCTGCCAGTGTTCACGATGGGGCATCCCGTGAAGCTCTGGTGGTCGTTCTCCTCGGGCGAGATCGCGGCGGTGCGCATCCTCGCCGACGAGGACGAAGACCCCGTGCACTACGTGCAGGCAACCGCGCCCGTGTCGCCAGGCTGCTCAGGCGGGGGGCTCTTCGACGACGAGGGAAACCTCGTGGGCGTGACCCGGGCCGTCTGGGGCCGCCAGTTCGGGGCCGAGAACACGAACCTGTTCGTCCACCGCGACTCGGTCGCAGTGTTCCTGCAGCACGAAGGGATCACGTCGTGACCTTCGACGAGGCCAGGCAGAGCGCGATTGATAAGTTCTGCTCTCTTGCGATCGGCCTCACGAAGCGCGCGACGGCGCTCGACGACAAGGCTACGCGCCTCATGGACAAGGTCGTCGTAATCGTCGCCCTCTGCGAACTCCCCGGCGACGCCCCCTTGCGGGCGTACTGTCAACCGAACGTGCTGGCTCTCGAGTGCTGAAACACTGACACTGAACGCAGCCCCGATGTAGTACAAGTGAACAGGGGTATACGGGTACCCACCTAACCCCTTGAAAGTGCGCCTGATTCGCGGATTGTGAGTGAATCAATTCAAGTCAGAACGAACCGACCGCTGAACACGACGCACACTCAGAACGACTGCGGGCTACCACGATGGCACGGAAACGAACCGACTTCGGCCACGCGGTAAACGCCGAGATCGAAGCCCGAACCGCCCGCGGGGAGTCGGCCGAGACGATCGCTGCGGCACTCGGAATGCCGGCGCAGCTCAGCACGATACGGCGACGTCAGGCCGAGCTTCGGGGCAAGGCGCCCCCACACTCCGCCCAGCGCGCCGGCGAGCCCGCGCCCCCGAGCGTCGCGCCGTCCCCGCCGACCCCCGCGGGCACCGGCGGGGAGGACGTGCCCGACGAGGTGCCCGAGGGCACCCCGATCGAGCAGATCGACCGCTGGCTGAAGGTCTTGAAGCAGGGTGCGAACCTCGCCGAAGAGCACAAGAACCTGAAAGATCTGGCGAGCATTGCCGCAAAGGTCGCCACGCTCATGGCGTTGCGGCACCGGGTCGCCCCGCTCCCGAAACTCGACCCTTCGGACAACCCCGACTTCAAGGCGCTCGCCGCGCAGGGCCGAGAGCGCCTCGCAAAGCTTGCTCTTGAGCTCTTCCAGCCCCAGAACGCCGCGGAGTGACTCCCCGGCGGCCCAATGGGTCGCCCGATTCGAGGATCTCGGCCCCGAAGTCGCCCCGCGCGTGCTCCTCGCCGCGTGGGACGCCCTCCCGATGCTCGAACGGGTCGCCCTGGCGGCCGACTGGTCGTTTTGGGCTCGATCGAAGCAGCTCGCGCCCCTCGGAGCATGGAAAACGTGGGGATTCCTCACGGGGAGAGGTTTCGGCAAGACGATCGCCGTTTCGAAGTTCGTCAACGACGAAGTCGAGGCCGGAAACGCCCGCCTGATATGCCTGGCGGCGCAAGACGAGGCATCGGCGCTCGACATTCAGGTTCTGGGGCCCTCGGGGCTCGTCGCGACGGCACCCCCGTGGAATCGCCCGACATGGGAGGCATCGGCGCTGCAACTCGTGTGGCCAAACGGGGCGCGGGCGTACGTCAGGACGCCCGAGGTGCCCGGGAAGATCCGCGGCCTCGAGTATCACCTCGCGTGGATCAGCGAATTGCAGTCGTGGCCCGCAGCCACGAGGCAAGAGGCGCTTGACAACGTGTTCCTTTCGACGCGGCTCGGGGCCGCGCGAGTCGTGTGGGACGCCACGCCGAAGCGCAGGCATCCCCTTTTGAAACAGCTCCTCGCCTCCCACGAGGCGAATCCCTCCTTTCACCGGGTCGTGCGCGGGACCACGCACGAGAACGCGGCGAACCTCGGTGAAGGGTACATCGGGGAGATAGAACGCAAGTTCGGAGGGACGCAGCGGGGCCGCGAAGAGCTGCTCGGCGAGATGCTCGCCGACTCCGAGCTCGCTCTCGTTCGCCAGGAATGGATCGACCGCACGCGCGCGGCGCGCCCCGAGCGCTTCGCCCGCAAAATCGTCTCAATCGACCCGGCGGTGACGAACCGCAAGGGCTCCGACACGACGGGGCTCGTTCAGGTCGGCTCGTCGGATGACGGACGCGCGTACGTGCTCCGTGACTCCTCGGGCAAGGTCGATGTCGAGCGCTGGGGGTCGCTGGCGCTCGACTGGTACGCCGACGACGATTGCGATCTGATCCTCGCCGAGACGAACAAAGGCGGATCGCTCGTCGCGACGACGCTGCGCCTGCTCGCGCAGGGGCGCGGGCTCGAGGTGATCGTCGTTGGGAAGGACGAGCGCCCCCACAAGGTCCGGGGAAAGGTCTTCGTCAAGGAAGTGTTCGCCCGCGGCGCGAAGGAAGAGCGCGCCGAGCCCGTCGCGACGGCATACGAGAAGCGGCGGATCTCGCACGTGCTCGGAGTCGACCTCGCGAGCCTCGAAGACACCCTGACCACGTGGGAGCCCGCCCCCGGCGCCGATTCCCCGGGCGACCTCGACGCCCTAGTTCACGCCGTCGTCGAGCTGCTCGACCTCTCGCAGAACACGGCCGACCCGGCGAAAGACTTCGTCGGGATCAAGCAGGTAGCGAAGCAGATCGCGGCGCCACCGAAACCTACCTCGCTCGCCCAAGTATTCCGAACGGGAAGGGGCGACCGACTCTGATCAAGAAAGCGCGCAAACATGGGAGCCAGATCGAAGCGCGCGAAGATCGTCAAGACCGCAGACCAGTTCGATCTTGATCGCCTCATTCGCCGCATTCGGATGCCGCGCGACGGGCGGAACTCGATCGACTCATGGTCTCTTGAGAACATCTATAACGCGCGCAACTCTCAGATGCTCGGGCAGTTCGTCGAGCCCGCGCGCATGGCCGAGCAGATGCGCACCGACGACGCGCTCAGCGTCGCATGGGAGCAGAGGCTCGCGCCGCAACGGTGCATCCCGGTCGCCATCTCGGCCGCGAAGGGCGCTCGAGGCGAGGCGATTGCCGACGAGGCAGACGCGCTCTTCGGCGCGAACGGAGTAGGGATCAACGCCGAGACCCTGGCGGATATCCATTCCGACCTTGTGAACTTCGGAGTCGCCTTCGCGATCAACGACGCGACCCCGCGCGAGGACGGTTCGCGGATCGACTTCGAGATGCGCTACTGGCCTATCGAATATGTTCGATGGGATCCCGTGTTCCGGGTGTTCAAGGCGCGCGCCGATCCGACGACGGTGCAGCCGGGCGACATCCCCGACGACCCCGACAATCAGTACGGGTTCATCGGCGGGTTCTGGATTCCGATCATCCACGGCGACGGGCGTTGGGTGATCTTCAAAAAGCACGACCTCGAACCCTTCCGCAAAGAGGCCGCGATCCTTCCGAGCGCTCTCGTTTGGGCGCGCCACGCGTTCGCCGCGAACGACTGGCGCAAGGGCTCGAAGAGCCACGGCTCGGCGAAGGTTGTCGGCGAACTACCCGCGGGCGTGCCCTTGCAGCAGGGCGACGGCAATCTGACGCCCGAGGCTCTCGCGTTCGTCGATCTGCTTCTCTCGATCGCCCACGACGACGCCCCCGCCGGCATTCGCCCCGCGGGGTCGAGGACCGAGTTCGTTACGAACAACTCCACCGCATGGCAAGTGTGGAAGGAGCTGATGGAGAACGCCGAGAAGGCCGCGGCGCGCATCTACCTCGGCACGGACGGTACCCTCGGGCAGTCGGCCGGGGCGCCCGGGGTCAGCGTCGAGGATCTCTTCGGCGTCACGCACACGAAGGTGTCGGGCGACCTCGAAGCCCTCGAGCGCGGGATCGATACTGGGGTGATCCAGCCCTGGTGCGCGGTGAACTTCGGCGACACGCGACTCGCGCCGCGAAGGAAGTACGTGCTCCCGAACGACGAGGCCGAAAACGTCTCTGACGACTACGCAAAGCGGAATGCCGCGTATCTCGACGCGCTGAAGACCGCGAAGGACGCAGGTGCGGCCTTGACTCCTGACTACGTCGCCGAGCTCGCGAAGCACTACCGCGTGCAGGTCGTCACGATGGCGCCGACCCCCGCCCCAGCATCATGATCAAGACCCGAACGATCAAGCTCGCGCTCGACGACGGCGCCCCGCTCCCGACCGAGTTCCTGCTTTTCGTCAAGGGCTGGAACGAGACTGAGAATGGGCGCTTTCTCTTCGACGACGTCGCCGCAAAGTCTGTCATGCAGGCGTGGGAGACGTGGGGCGTCGACCTCATGATCGACCTGGAGCACCAGATGCTCTATGTCGCGCCGGGCTCGCCCGACCCGACGGCGCGCGACGCGCGCGGATGGTGCGGCCTTGAGCTGCGCGCGGATGGCTCGCTCTGGGCGGTGAACGTTCGGTGGTCGCCCGACGGTGCGCAGCGCCTCGCCGAGCGCCGTCAGCGCTACGTGTCGCCAGCATTCGAGACCGACCCGAAGACGAAGCGCGTTCTGCGCATGATCAACGTTGCGATCACGGCAATGCCCGCGACGCATAACACGCCCGCCCTTGTGGCGGCTTCCGTGAAAGGACACAAGGGAATGGATCCGGAGATGATCAAGGCCGCGCTCGAGGCGGTCGAGAAGGGCGACACCGCCGCGGCAATGGAGATCCTGAAGGGCCTGATCGTGGCCGCAGCCGCGGGCGGAGAGCCCGACGGCGACGAGCCTGGGGCCGAGGGCGACGGCGCTGAAGGTGTGCCCGCGATGGAGTCGGATCAGGTCGTCGACCCGAAGGTCGTCGCGAATGCCGACGACGAGGGCGCCCCCGCGAAGAAGGACGACGACTCCGACGAGCCCGAAAAGAAGGCCATGCACGCGATGCTGGCGAAGATGACGGGCAAGAGCTCGCCCACCGAGATCCTCGCGGCGGTCGCCTCGTATCAGGCCGCGTTCGTGACGCTCGAGGCGCAGCAAGTCGCCCTTGCGAAGCAGCAAGCGGCCCTAGACGCTGGCGAGCGCCGGCGCCTCGTCGCTGAGCTCGTGACCCTCGGCGCGGAGTTCCCCGCGACCGTGTGGGCCGACCAGAAGGCGAAGAAGCTGAAGGCGCATTGGGCATCGATGCCCATGGACGCCCTGCGCTCGCACGTGGCGACGCAGCGTGAGGCTCGCGGCGGCAAGCGTGCCCCGTCGCCGAAGCCTGCGCAGATCGCGGCCCCGGGCGCCGAAGTCGGCCCCGCCGTCGACGTGTCGACGCTCTCGGCTCAGGAGCTCCAGTTCTGCAAGGACGCCGGAGCAGATCCCAAGGACTACGCGCTTCTGAAGGCGAAGCGTGACGGCGCGAACGCGCGAAAGGACCACTGATCATGTCGAATCTAACTAGCGGCGCGCCGATTCAGCCCGTCGGCCGCGGCGGCCAGAAGAACGTCTACCCGGTGAAGGCGACGGCGCAGCTCTACGAGAGCGCCATGGTCGCCGAGATCGGCGGGGCCCTCTGCACCGGCACGACCGCCGGCGCCGGCGACTGCGTCGGCGTCGTCACACACGACGCGCTCGGCGGGGCTAGCGACGGCGCGGTGCGCGCCGAGGTGCTTACCGACGTGATCGTGAAGATGACGGCGGGGAGCAACGCGCCGACCGACGCGACGGCGAAGTTCTCGCCGCTCTACATGGAGACGGATAACACCGTCGGTACGGGCGCCGTGGGGCAGCGTCTCGCGGGGCTCTTCATGGGCCTCGAAGACGACGGCCTCGTGCGCGTCTACATCGGTCCGGCGAAGCCCGGCGCGTCTATCGTGAACGGCACCGCGCTCGCCGACACCGCGTCGCAGAACGCCGAGATCATCGGGGCGAAGACCCGATACACGTTCCCGACGATGTCGCAGAACAGCGCCGTCACGCTCGTGACCACGAACGCCGTCGCCGGCGACGAGATCACGATCTCGCGCACCGACGCGAGCGCACACACCCTCACGATCACGAACGGCGGATCGGGTGCCGGAAACCTCGCCGTGCTCGTCGCCTCGAAGGTCGGGTTCTGTAAGGCATACTTCGACGGCACGAATTGGAACCTCGATTCCTGCTCGGGCACCTGAGCGGATCTGACCGGACATAAAAGGAAAAGGCAATGCCCCTCAATCCGTTTTTCAGGCAGGACACTCTACCCCCGACCTCTGCAGCGGCGCTGCGCGAGTTCCAGGATCGCTACCTCGCGGTTCTCGCAGCGTCGAAGCCCGGCGGGTGGGCTGACGACTTCGGCGACCTCGTGCCGACCGATCGATCTGAGGTGACGTTCCCCGTCTCCCAGATGCACACGCTGTACACGCGCACGGAGTCGGAGTCTAAGTTCCGCACGCTGCGCGAGGCGAGCTTCGACGTGAAGTCGGAGGAGTTCGACGCCGGCTATGATGCCAAGGCGCTCGACATCCTGCAGAAGGTCTTCGCGTACCGGCAGTGGTCGCAGGCGCCTGCCCGGCTCGTCGAGGCTGAGGCGCAGCACCGTCATAATATGATGGCGCTCGTTCTTGACGGCTCGGGCAACCGCGGCGGTGCGGTCGGGTCGGCGAACGACCCCGGGGGCGTAGGCCGCCTCTGCGTCGACGGCAAAGACTTCTTTGCCGCGAATCACCCGATCAACATTGTCGATCCGACGGTGAAGCGGGTGAAGGATGGCTCGGCTACGTGGTCGAACTACCAGAGCACCGCGAAGAACGTGCTCGGGTCGACGGCCACGGGCAACACGGGCACCTTCTCGATCGACAACCTTCAGGCCGAGGTCACGACCTCGCAGAACGAGGTTTGCGACGAGAACGGCCAGCTTCTCGGGTTCGACCCCGATACGATCGTCGTGCCGAACGACTACTTCGAGCCGCTGCGGATTGGCCTCGCCAACGCCCGTATGCTGCAGTTCGTCGCCGACGTTGGCGGCGCCTCGAACGCGATCGGCGCGGCTGCGCTGGAGAACCCCTACAAGGGCCGATTCAACATCGTTCCGGCGAAGGAGTTCACTCAGTCCTCGGGGAGCACGGCTGACTGGTATCTCATCGACTCGAAGCTCCTTCGGGCCGGGATCATGCCGTGGGTCATCATGAGGCAGACGGTCGACACCGCCCTCGCGCTTCGCACGTGGGACGAGTCTTCGGACTACTTCAAGGACACCGGGCGCCTGAAGGTCAGCTCGCACATCTGGTACGGGTTCGCGCTCGCCCTCCCGCACGCGATCCGTCGGATCAAGGGACCGACCCGGTAAGGGGCTCCAATGACGACGGTCTACGCAACGCAGGCCGACGTCTACAAGTACGGCCTCCCTCGCGGGGCGCTCGGCAACCCCGGGCGCCTCGCGGCCTCTGCCCCGGCGTCGACGAGCACCGTCGAGCTGATAGAGCACTCCTTCTCGCTCGGCGACTCGATCACGTTCCGCACGCCCGATGGGGACACGAGCGCGGCTCTCCCGAGCCCGCTCCTTGCGGGAGTCATCTACTACGCCGTTCCCGTCACCGACTCGACTTTTCGAGTCTCGACGACGCCCGACGGGCTGAGCCTCGTGACGTTCACGACCGACGGCGCCTCGGTGATCGTGACGGCGGATCTCCCTTGGGCGGCCTTGCTCGAGTTCTACTCGAGATGGGTGGAGGGGTTCCTGCCCGCGCATGCGGTGCCCCTCGCCGCGCCGTACCCGATCACGATCGTCGGGATCGTCGCGCAGCTCGTCGCCAAGCGAGCGCAGATCCTCTCCGGCCTCGTGTCGGAGAGCATGAACGACACCGAGGCGGCTGCGGCGAAGCAGCTCGAGAGGTTCGCGCAAGGCATCCCCGTGCGCGATGTCGCCGCGACGCAAGTCGAGACGAACCTCGCGGTGAAGCGGGCGTGTCGTGACGATCGGATCGGCCGGTGGTCGCGCTGGCCCGGCGGGCCCCTCGAGTGAATTCGCTCTCCAAGTTCGCTGACGACCTGCGACGGCTCCCTCGAGTCGTCGCTCAGCAGGTCGCGAAGGAGGCCGCGCCCGAGATCACGAGGCTCGCGAAGGCGTCGTTCGACGCGAGCCAGACGCCCTACGGAATCCCTTGGGCGCCGGGTGAGAAGGGGCAGAAGGTCACCCTTCGAAAGACCGGCGCGCTCGAGGGGAACCTTCGATACGTCGCGATCGGCACGAAGCTGCGCGTCGCCCTCGGCGTCGCTTACGCGAAGTTCCAGATCGGCAAGCGCCCGGTGTTTCCGGGGCAAGGCGGGGCGCTGCCCCCGTCGTATGTGCAGGCGCTGCAGCGGATCGCGGTGCGCGTCGTGCGCAGGGAGCTCGGGCGATGATCCACGAAATCGGCGTCGAGCTGCAGGCGGCGATCGCCTCGCGCCGCTGCCCCTTCGAGGTGATCGACGGGCCCGAGTTCCGGGATACGTCGACCTTCGGGCGCGAACGCATCGTCATCGAATACGACGGCGACGACGGGTACGTCGCGACGCACAAGGCAGGCGGTCCGAGACCGATCACGATCTACTCGCGCCAGCAGGCGTGCAAGATCACGATCTACGCGAAGTCGCCGAGCAAGGGCGCGACCTACTGGGAGCACCAGCGGCGCGCAAGCAAGGTGCTCGATTTCGTGCTCGTCGGCCTCTACAAGGTCGCGAAGGAACGAAAAAACCTACTCGAGGTGAAGTCGGGGCACTTCATGTTGCCCGACGACTTCAAAGGCACCGAAACGCCCGGCGGGGCGAAGTACGAGCTGAAGTTCACGTTCGATCGCGGCGTCGCCGATCGCTTGTGGGACGACACCGCCGACCCGTCGACCACGCTCGACGCCACGACGGTTACAAGCGCCGAGACCGGCGCCACAACGGCAACGATTACCGGATAAGGATTCACGATGGCCAATCTCCCCGAAGCGTCGGTCCAGATCGACGAGACCGCGGGCGCACTCGCCGGCGGTATCGACTACCTCGTCGTGATGTCGCCGGTGTCGCAGAACGCCGACATGACCCCGAGGATCTTCGCCTCGACGAAGTCGATCCTCGCGCTGCACAACTATTCGCAGGGCGCCGACTACGCGGCGCTGCACTTCGCCGAGACCCGCAAGCCCGTGATCTTCGTCGGCATGCCGATCGAGGTGCCGGGCGTGCTCGGAAGCTTCGACAATTCAGGCATGGCGGGCACGAGCCTCGTTACCGTGTCGGGCTCGCCGCTCGACGAGGTCGACGGCTCGGTCACGTTCCTGAACTCGGGCACCGTCGGCACCGACCAGCTCCTGCTCTCGCTCTCGTGCGATGGCGGCACCTCGACGCAGACGGTTCGCCTCGGCGCCGGCACGGTCGTGCAGGGCGACGTGTTCCTGTTCCGCTCCACGGCGCCGCTCTGGAACGCGGCCGACCTCACGACCGTGCGCAACGCGCTCGCGAACAACGAGAACCTCGCGCGCTCGTGGCTCGTGTGCGGCGACGTCGACCCGACGCTCGCCGGGAACGTCGTCACCGAGATCAGCAACTACGAGACGGCGAATCAGCGCTTCGAGTATGCCCGCACCTCGGCGAAGGACACCGTTTTCAGCGGGCGCGCGTCGCGCGTCACGAAGACCGCGCAGCTCGCCGGCGACAGCGTGACCTTTGCGGCCTCGGGCCACACGATCACCCGCTCGGCGGGCTCGTTCATCACGGACGGGTTCGCGGTCGGCGACGTCGTCACGGTCGCAGGCACGACCTCGAACAACGGCACGCTTGGCGCGCTGACCGGCCTCTCGGCGACCGTCATGACGTTCGCTTCAGGCGTCGTGAACGAAGGGCCGCTCTCGTCGGGCGTCACGATCACCGGCTCGGCTGGCTACGTCTTCGACGGCACCGCGCATACGATCACGCGCTCTTCGGGCTCCTTCAAGAACGACGGCTTCGCGGTCGGCGACTCGGTGCTCCTCGCCGGCACGTCGTCGAACAATGGGACCTTTGGCCCGATCGCGGCGCTGACTGACACCGTCATGACGTTTGGCTCGGGGCTCACAAACGAGACCGTAGCTTCGGGGATCGTGTCGATGACGAAGAGCCTCACCATGGCGACTTTCGTCGCCGCGAGCGTCGCGGCCTTCGCGAGCATCCAAGGCGAGAGCGAGAAGCGGATCGACATCTCCCTCGGCCGCGGCCGGAAGGAGTCGCAGATCACCTCGTGGGAACTTCGGCGCCCGGCCGCATGGGCCGCGAGCCTGAGGGAGTACCAGCACGATCTCCATATCCCGTGCTGGCGCAAGGCCGACGGCCCCTGCCTCGACTGGAGCCTCACGGACGCGAACGGGAACACGGTCGAGTTCGATCAGCGCACCGACGGGGGCGCGCTCGAGGGGCTCTTCACATGCTTCCGTACGTGGGCGAACGGGCCGTCGGGGGCGTTCATCGCGCTTTCGCTGACTCGCGACCTCGACGGCGCTTTCCTCTCGCGAACGCAGAACCTCGCGGTTGCTGACCTCGCGTGCACGGTCGTGCAGATCGAGACCGAGAACGCGATCGGGCAAGTGCTGCAGCTCAACGACAACGGCACCGGAACAGACGCGTCGCTCTCTCTCATCGAAGAGCGCGTGAACACGGCACTACAGGACAACCTTTTGAAGGATGTCCTGAAGGAGGGGCCGCGCGCCTCGAATGCCGTTTGGACGGCGAGCCGCACCGACGTGCTCAGCACTCCGGGGTCGACGTTGACCGGAAGTCTCGCGCTCAATCTGAACGGCACGATCGAGAAGATCGCCACCGTCTGCAAGGTCTCGTAAGGAGAGCCGCAAATGCCGAATCTCGAGTTTCCGACCCTGAACGGGGTCGCGCCCTCGTGGGCTGACATCCAAACGACCTTCGTGATCGGCGGCGGGCCGCTGATCTTCATGACCGACATTGCGGCTCTCAAGTGGAGCCGCAAGGTCGACGTGGGAAAGCAGCGCGGCGCGAGCGGCGGGCGAATCCTGAAGCAGACCACGGGGCAGGTCGACTACGATGCGTCGGCGACGCTGTACCGCTCGGGAAAGCGCGCGCTGATCAAAGGACTCATGACGCAGGGGATCCCCCGCGGGCGACAGCTCGCGATCTCCGGCGTCGGGTTCGACGTGCTGATTCAGCACACGCCCCCGGGGGAGATCGAGATCTACCAGGTCAAACTCAAGGGCTGCCGCTTTCTCGGCGACGCCGACGACATGAAGGAAGGAGCCGACCCCGACAAGATCGAGGTCACGCTCAACCCGATCGAGATCGTCGACATCATCAACGGCATTGAAGTCGCGATGCTCTGATCCTCCGAGGGCGTCTTCGGACGCCCGGAGCACTCAGCCCACGAGGGGGGTTACTACCCCTGAAGGACGGGTCTCCCGAACCCCTCGGGGGCTGAGCTTCTCCAAAGGACGGATCCCATGGCAACGCTCGAAGACATCGAGAAGCGCCGAGCCGACCGGCTCGCCGCGAAGAACAAGGCACGCGCGGAGCAGGAACTCGCGGATCTCGAGGCGATCGACAAGCTCGAGGCCGCGGGCGACGAAGTGCTCCGCACGATGACGGCGAACGACTTCAAGCCGGGCGTGCCTTATCGGATCGCATTCCGCTCGCCTTCGCCCGAGGTGTATAAGCGCTACGCCGATCAGGTCGGCAACGCTTTGCAGAAGGGCGACGCCGGCGCGCGAAAGAAGGCGCAAGAGCTCCTCGCGCAGTCGTGCATCGCGTACCCCGAGAAGGGCTCGGACGCGTACAAGGCACTGCTCGCGGGCTTCCCGGGCGTGCTCCTCTCCATGGCCATCGAAGTGGCGAAGGTCGCCGAGCTCGAGGCCGAAGAAGAGGGAAAAGGCTAAAAGCCCGCGTCGAGCGCGCGCAGGCACACCCCGGCGTCTTCGGGGATTGTCTGGCCGCATGGGCGCGGGGCGACGAAGGGCTTGATCGCGATGCCGCGATCGCCGTCGTCGCAGAAACACTCTGGCTCGTTCGGCAGTTCCTACGCTCTCAGGCGAAGTGATGGCAGAGAACGAAGCCAGTTTTACGATCGACCTTCCCGTTACGGGGAAGGAGCGGATCGACGCGGCCTCTCTCTCGGTGGACGCGCTCGCGGCGAAGCTCGACTCCGTGTCGAAGGCTTCGAAGGCCGCGAGTGACGCCGTCCGGGTGGCTGATGCTGCCTATCGTGCGGCCGAGGCGACTGCCGACAAGGCTGCAAAGGCGGTCGAGAAGGTCACGCTCGCCGTCGAGGCGCAACGGGCGGCGCTCGCGAAGGCGGGCGAAACCGGCGACTCGAAGGCGATCGACGCGGCGGCCGAGAAGCTGCGCGCGCTCGTCGAGAGGCAGAGCGAGGCGCATGCCGCGGCCGAGAAGGCGAACGCGGCGCTTGCCTCCGAAACGGCGAAGCTCGACGCGCTGAAGAACGCCGCGGGCAAGGCCGAAGAGGCCGAGAAGCAGCTGACGAAGGCGCTCGCCGACAAGAAAGAGAAGGCCGAGAAGCTGCAAGCGGGACTCGACGCGCTCGGCGGTCCGGTCGCCGACATGGCAACGAAGGCGTCGAGCCTGAAGGACAGATTCACGGCCCTTTCGGGCGCCGTCGAGGCGAACCCGTACGCGGCTGCGGCGGTCGCCGCGCTCGCCCTCTCCGCGGCGATCGTCGCGGTAGGTGTCGCGGTCGCGTCGACGCTCGCGAAGATCACCGAGTTCGGGGTTCGCCTCGCCGACACCCGTCGAAGCGCCGACCTGCTCGCCGCGGGATGGCTGCGGTTCGCGAAGGACGCGAGCGGCGCCTCGGCGCTGAACGACAAGATCAACTTTCTTACTTCTCGCCTCCCCCTTGCGCGCGAGCAGATCGCAGGGATGGCGCAGAACCTCGCGCTCGCGGGGCTCCGCGGGAAGGCGCTCGAAGACACGCTCCAGCGCCAGGCGATCTACGCCGCGAGGATCAAGTTCGGCCCCGACTTCGAAAAGCAGATGTTGAGCCTCGACGAGCAGTCGAAGGTTTTCCAGTACAACCTTTCGCGCGTCTTCGGCGGGCTGAACATCGAACCTCTCTTGAAGGGGCTCCAGAAGCTGATCGCCCTCTTCGACGAGAACACCGAGTCGGGCAGGGCGATCAAGGTCGTCTTCGAGTCGCTGTTTCAACCCCTCGTCGATTGGGCCGCGAAGTCGACGACGAGCGTGGAGCGCTTCTTCCTGAAGTTCGAGATCTTCGTGCTGAAGGCGCTGATCGCGATCAAGCCCTGGGGCTCGACGCTGAAGACGATCGCCGAGATCCTCGTGATCACGGCTGCGATCATTATCGGCGTCTTCGTCGTCGCGATGGCGGCGCTGATCGGCTCGGCGCTCTTCTTCATTACCCTTCCCGCGCTCGTCATCGCCGGGCTCGTCGCGATCGGCTTCGCCGTCGTCAAGGCCGCGAAGTGGATCGGCTCGATCGACTTCGTCGGGATCGGCAAGTCGATGATCGACGGGCTCGTGAACGGGATCAAGAGCAGGGCATCGGCCGTGTTCGACACGTTGAAAGACGTCGCGACCGGCGCCGTCAAAGCGGCCGAAAAGGTGCTTGGGATCGCGTCGCCGGCAAAGCGGCTGATCACGACCGGCGAGCAGACGGGCGAAGGGATGGCGATCGGCCTCGAGCGCTCGGGCGACCGAGTACAAGGCGCGATGGAGTCGATCGTTTCGCCCCCACCCGCGGCCTCGGGCGCGAAGCCCGGGGGAGGCAGCGGCGGGGCTGCGGGAGCGAAGCCCGGCGCGAACCTCTCGAACGTGGTCTTCAACTTCCACGGCGTGAAGGACGCCGAGGACGCTGAAGGGAAGTTCCGCGAGACCCTGACGCGCATCCTAGAGGGGGACGCGGCGCAGCTCGGCGCGGCGGTGCCGAATGCCTAATATCATCGACAACGAAGAGCTTTACCTTTCGATCGTGCTCGGGGGAAAGAACTCGCCTGGCAGGGTCACGCTCTCGGGCCACGATCGCGTTGCGAAGTGGGACGTGCAGACGGGCCCCTTCATGCTCGGCGGGCGAACGATCCTTACGGGGATCCCGCCGATCGAGTTCTCCGCGTCCTTCTACCTCGTGAAAGATCCCGCGCAGGGCTTGAACGACTTCGACTTGTGGGACGACTTCCAGAAGCTGATCGACTCGACGATCGCCGGGGTGACCTCGAGCTCGCTCGTCGGCGGTCCGGGGAAGCAACCGAAGGCGCTCGATATCTATCATCCCGACCTCGCGCGCAACTACATCACGAGTGTCTGCAAGGCCAGCGTCGGAGGGTTCGTGTACGACGACAAGGGCGGGGCGACGGTCGTCGTCAAGTTCCAGGAATACCGCCCCATGCGTCGCATCGGGGGCGCAACCCTCGGCTCGAACAAGGACGCGAACGACCCGAATGCCGACCTGAAGAAGCAGGGCGCCGACCTGACCGCACAATATCAGAAAACCCCCTGGGGCTGACGTGCTTCCGATCACGCTGAACGGCAATCAGGTACTCGACGCCAGGCTCACGATCCCCGCGTGGGGCGTGTCATGGCACGACGTCACGATCGCCGGCGAGGTGACGCTCTCCGGCGCCGTGTCGCTCGCGGTGCGCGACCTGACGATCAAAGGGACGGTGCTCTCGGGCGGCCCCGCGCACGGGCGTTCATTCTACCGTCTCGCGGCGGGGGCGGGCGGGTGGGGCAAGGCGCTGAAGAAGCGCGCCTATTCGAACGACGCCGGGGTGAAGCTCGTTTCGGTGCTTTCCGACGCGGCGAGCGAGGCGGGCGAGACCCTCGACACGACCACGATCGATCTGAAGGCGACCGTCGGCGTGTTCTGGGTTCGCCCCGCCGGCCCCGCGTGCGACACGCTCGCCGCGCTCGCCCCCGGTGCCTGGTACGTCGGCGAGGACGGCCAGACGCGCCTCGGCGCCCGCGCCCCGTCGATCTTGCCCTCGACTGTCACCCGCACGTCGCAAGTCGACCTCGCTCGAGGCACCCTCACGCTCGCCAGCGACTCGATCGCGGCGATCCTCCCCGGGCTCTCCGTGGACGGCCTTACGGCCGTCGACGTCGAGCACACGATCGACGAGCAAGGCACGATCCGCTCGAAGGTCTGGGGGAAGCAGGGTTCGGGCACCTCGCGGCGACTCGCGGCGCTTCAGGCAATCGTCGACCGGCTCGACCCCGATCGCCTCTTCCGCGGGATCTACGAATACCGCATCGTCAGCCAGCAGGGCGAGCGCCTCAACCTGCAGGCGGTGCGCGTGAGCCTCGGACTGCCCGACATCCAAAGGGTGAAGGTGCGTCCCGGGCTTCCTGGGTGCAAAGCGACGTATCCCGCGACGGGTATGTGCGTGCTCGTCGGGTTCGTGAACGCCGACCAGAGCGCGCCCGTCGTCCTCGCGTTCCAGGACGCCGAGAGCGGCTCTTTCCTCCCGACGACGCTGCTACTCGCCGGCGGGGGCGCGGCGGTCGGGCGGGTCGGCGACCCGGTGCGGATCACGGCCGCGGAGATCAACGCCGCGGGGCTAGTAGCGAACCTGTCGACCGGCGCCGTCACTGCCACGGGCGACGCCGTCGGGGCGATCGACGGCGGTTCTTCGAAGGTGTTCAGTGGGTAACGTCAACTTCGGCACCGATACGAGCTGCACGACCGGCCTCGTGACAGGGCGTCTCTCGAGCGGCCTCCGACTGGTCGGCGAGGCGATGTTCCGCCGGCTCACGACCTCCCGAGGGCTGCTGAAGGGCGGCGAGGACGAGCAGAACTACGGGCTCGATCTTGCCGACGCGGTCGGCAAGATCACGAACGCCAGTCAACAGGCCGCGGTTCAACAGCAGGTCGAGCAAGAGGTTCTCAAGGACGAGCGGATCGACACGGCGACGTGCACGATCACGAGCACGGTCTCGGGCCCCTCGACGTCGTGGCAAGTCACGATCGAAGCGCAAACCGGACAAGGGCCCTTCTCGCTCGTGCTCGGGGTCTCGGGCGTGACGGTGGATCTCCTCGGTCTGAACACGGGGCAATAAATGGCCGACTCCCTCGCATCGCTACTCCTTCAACAGACGCAGGCCGCGATCTACTCGGCCGCGCTCTCGATCGCGACGACGCTCGGCCTGCCCGTGTCATCGTGGCTTCCTGGCGACCCGACGCGCTCGCTGCTCTACGTGGAGTCGACGTTTCTCGAGCAACTCGAGCAGATCGTCGTCGGGTTCATTCAATCAGGCTTCCTTGACTACGCGTCGATCCCGAATGCCGATGGGAGTACGAACCCGTGGCTCGCGATCCTCGCGAAGCAGATGTTCAACGTCGACGTTCCCGGCGCGACGTATGCCGAGACGAGCGTCACCCTCACGAACTCGGGCGGCGGGCTCTTCGATCTCGGCCCCGGTGACGTGACGCTAAAGAACTCGACGACGGGGGCGACGTACCACTCGACCTCGGGCGGGGTCTTGAACCCCGGCGGCACGCTGACGATCGACGTCGTCGCCGACGTCGCCGGCGCGGCCGGATCGGCTGCGGCAACCGAGATCGACACCGTCGTGACGGGGCTGCTCGGGGTGACCTGCTCGAACCCCGCCGCGGCGGTCGGGATCGATGAGCAGTCGCCGCAAACGACCGTCGCGCAGTGCCGCGCGAAGCTCGGCTCGCTCTCACCGAACGGCCCCGCATCGGCCTACTCCTACGTCGCCTTGAACCCGGCCCTGACCGGAACGGCGAACGTCACCCGCGCGAGGGTCTACTCCGACTCCGACACGGGCGACGTCACGATCTACGTCGCCGGCCCCTCGGGCGCCGTCGCCGGCGGGGACGTCACCGCGGTCCAGAACGCGATCGAGAAGTGGGCCGCGCCCCTCTGCATCACCCCGACTGTCGTCTCGGCCTCTGCGGTGACCGTCGCCGTCACCTACACGATCTGGCTTTACCAGAGCGTGAACGCTGACTCGACGACCATCCAGAACGCCATACAGACCGCCCTCGAGCAGGCCTTCGCCGAGCGCCCGATCGGCGGGGACATCATCCCCCCAGCGACGACCGGCGCTCTGTACGCGAGCCTGATCCAAGACGTGATCGGCGACGTCTACCCCGGGCAAACCTTCCGCGTGGCGGTGTCTCTGCCTTCGGGTGACGTCGCCCTCGGCAATGGCGACGTGCCCGAGCTCGGCGTCGTGACCGGTACTGTCAACCTGATCCCCGACCCGCTCTGATGGCGACTACTTTCCGATCCCTGCGCAAGTTCGCGGGCCCGCCGTGGCTCGTCGTGAACGGCGACTCGGCCGCGGTCGGGTATGTGCTCGACGCGCTGAAGGATGCCTTCGTCGACCGTCTCGAAAAGGGGCTTCTCGCGCGCTTCCCCCAGCAAGGCCCCGACGGCTCGCCCGCGGCCGACGACGCGCTCGCGGCGATGGGTCGCGACCGGCGGATCAAGCGGGGGATCTTCGACACGTCGGCCGCGTACGCGCTTCGCCTGCTCCGGTGGCTCGACGACTGGAAAGTCGCCGGCAACCCCTACGCCCTTATGCAACAGCTCGCGGCCTACCTGGGGCCGAGTGTCTCGCTTCGGACCGTCGACGCACGCGGGAACTGGTACAGCCGCGCGGCCGACGGCACCCTTTCCGTCAACCGCCAGCAAGGGAATTGGGACTGGTCGGGGCAGAACGCCTACGACGTCGCCCGATGGTCGCGCTTCTGGGTGATCATCTACCCTAACGGGCTCTGGCAGCCCGGCCCGAAGTGGGGCGACGCGGGGGCGAAGTGGGGCACGCCCGGGCGCACGTGGGGATCGACGGCGACCTCGGAGCAGGTCGCGTCGGTGCGATCCCTCGTCGCCGATTGGAAGCCCGCGGGCACGCGGTGCGTGAATATCATCGTCGCTTTCGACAATACTTCTTTCGACCCGACGCAGCCGCGAGACGGTACAGGGCTCCCTAACGGACTCTGGTCGCTCCCGAGCTATACGAACGGATCCAACGCGCAGGCGCCCTCGCGCCTCGCCACTGCCAGATATTGGGACGGTGTCTGATGTCGAATAACTCCACGCCGTGGCTTGACGGCCTGCTGAACGGCTTTCGCCGGATGCTCGTCGGGGGCAACCCTGTCGCGATTCCGCCGACGCAGATCGCGAACGATCTGAACATCGTCAAGGGCGCGAGCGCCGTGTTCAACCCGAACACCGGGGCGCTCGATCTGTCCTTCGCCGGCGGCGCCGTCGCTTACGTCAACGTCACCGACGCGCCCTACAACGCAAAGGGTGACGGGACCACGGACGATTCCGCGGCCATTGCGGCGGCGGCCACTGCGGCCCAGGGCCTGGGGGCCGGGGTCTACTTCCCCCACGGGACCTACAGGATCAGCACCACCACCGCGCTGGCTAACGCACCGTCAGCGATTGAGCTTGGGGCGCAGATCTCGGTAGACTCCGGGAAAACCCTGACCTTTGCCGGTCTGGTGGACGGCGCCCCGGACCAGTATATTTTTCCGGGGTCCGGAACCGTCATCTTAGACGGCAATGCCGGGGTCTATGCCGTGTGGTTCGGGGCCGGGGTCAAGGCAGACCTGGCCGCAGTAATCAACGCCTGCGATACGGCCCTGGCCAGCAATGTGGGTTTTATTTGGGTGAACGTCAACGGGGGCAACTTGCTCTCTTACGTGGTCATCCACCAGGGCCACCACCTCCGCCTTTGGCCAGGCACATACGCCCCGAACTTCAATCACGATACGTTCAACCTGAACGCTACCCCGTGGTTGCTGGACGATTACACATCGCTTAGGGGGGCGGGGGATTCGACGGTCCTTCTGGAGAACGCGGGCGCCGCATCTTGGGGACCTGGCCAAGCCCAGATCGTGATTGACGCCTATCAGCACGTGGTGGACGCCAATATCAATAACCTTGGCGGTTACGGCCACCTTCAGATCAGTGACGTTCAGATCCAGGCCCCGCCCGGTAACGCCTTCGGAATTGACGGCGCGGTGGGGGCCATCCAGCTAGGCAACGTTTACGGTTGCGTTATCGAGCGGGTGACGTGTCACCGGAATCATGGCGGGGGTGTCTACCTTGGCGCGCTTAGTACACCGCGCATCATGTCCGGGTGGGCTGTCTCTTGTGGCGCGGGCCCCTCCGGCCCCACAATACTTACAGGCACCGGGACCAAGTTCTCTAGCATTCTCTTCCCTGGCCAAGTATTCGTTATCACGGATTTGCGGGACGCGGGCATTGTCCTAACCGGGACCGCAGGATCCAATGTCTGGACTACGCCTCACGACTTGACCGCGGGGCCGGTACAGCTAAAGGCATCCGAGTCCATCGTCATTGATCTGCTACAATACGTGGTGTCCAGTGTCACCTATGATTCTGGCTCCGGTCTAAGTACGGTAACAACCGTTGAACAATGTAACAGTACAGGTCAACGCTACTTTGACCGCGGTTTTTTCAATATCTATAGCATCCGGTCCGATACGAATATGCAGTTCCAGTCTGCTGTTACCGGGTATGCGGGAGACTACTTCGGGCCGGCTCTTTCTAACGTCAGTATCGCCCCCCTCTTTTGCGCGTACAATAACAAGATCGCCAAGTGCACGTTCCGCGGGTGTTACGGCCAGGTAGTTGGCCCGGTCAACGCTATGGGACTGGACATTGAGTCTTGTGACTTTTTGGAGCCTTCCCCCTCGCTGGCCGATGCTCTAACCTACCTGGATTGCGAGGCGAATTCCGGTTATTCATACATGGCCCGCATCCGTGTGCGCGGGTGTCTATTCGATGGGGCGGGGGCTTTCTGGGATGGCATAACTAACGGCTCGGCCAGCGGTATCCAGATCGTAGGCCCCACCGGCGCTAGCGGACAGGAGCCTGTCTACGGCGGTTCGGCCATGCAGGATGATGGCCATATTATTTCCGATAACGTGTTCAAAAACATGATTTTCGGAATAAATGCCCTGTGTGTGTCTAACGTGGTCATCTCCGGCAACATGATAAAGACTGTTGCCGCAAATGGCGCAGGCATAGGTCTATGTAACGATGTTAAAATAACTGGCAATTACTTTGACGATCCTGTTGACGCCATCGGCATTTCAGGTTGCCAGCATGTAAAAGTGGTTGGTAACACATTCCGGGGACGCGGCAACCCTCAGACAGTTCTCGCACAAGACATGACAGGGATTACGGGGGACCCGTACAATCCTGCGACCACATATCCGACCGATTACGTTGCCGTGGAGGGAAACATCTTCGAAGGTCCCTCCCCTGTTATTACCCTTGTAGGTGCCCACTCTAGCGCCGATAACGTAGTCAATGGCGTTAGGTGTACTAGCACCAATCGAGGTCAGGCCGTGGCTCCGCGGCTTGTTACGACCAGCGCCACCCTAAACGCCACGGATTGTGCGGTATTCGTGGACGCATCAGGCGGAGACTTGACGCTTACCCTGCCTAGCGCCGCGGTCCTCCCCCTCGCAGGCACCTTCCCGGAGTACAGGATCAAGCGCGTTGATAACTCCGGCCACACTGTAACCGTTGCAACTACCTCTGCCCAGACCATAGATGGGGCGGCCCCCTCCCCCCTGGCCGGTCGCGCTACTCTGTTCATTATCAGCGATGGGACCAACTGGCAGAACTTCCCGGCGGCTGGGGGTGGCGGAGGCGCTACATGGGGCGGCCTAGGGGCGCTAAATGTCTCTATTATCCCTGATACAGATAACGCCTATGACCTCGGGTCCGGGGCGGATAGGATGCGTGCGGGGTACTTCGCGGGTTTCCTCGCTGTTGGAACTAGTCCGGCACTCTCAGGGCTTTTGAGGCTGGCCAACAATCAATCGATCGTCTGGCGCAATTTCAATGATACCGCGGATGTGACGGTCTTTACGTTCGATAATACGCACAATTTGCAGATCGCCTCCCCGGCAAGCATCGGAGTACAGGCCCCCAATCAGGTCTTTATTTCGGCTAGCGGCTATGGGACTACATTCCTTTGCGGCGCCACGGCGGCGGTTGCTGGCCCTTTGACGGGGTTTTCTGCCCCCCTCAGATTCGGAGATTCTGGAGGAATTGATCTTGGGACGGGTGGCACCACCACACTATCCTCCGCCCAGTATCAAAACCCCATAATCACTGTAACATCTGCTGGGTTGACCGGCGGCGCCACCCTGGCCTTCCCCACCACGTCCACTTATTATGTGGTAGACGCGACCGGCGTATCTTTCGGTGGATACGCTGTTACGGTCTCTGCCGGTACCGGGGCCGTAACAGGGTCTATCACCACCCCTGGAATCTACCTCGTGCGTGTCACGGGGAATAACGTTTACGTCAAGTAAACTCCCACTTGCCACGCCCATAGTGCGGCGGGGTCTGGGTCTCTGCCTGGGTTTACACGCAGTGAGTGAGAGAGAGTGAAAACGTGAAAGACGATCATCTATCCCCGGTCGTTGTGAACTCTCTTCTCGCGACGGGCTTCGGCGCTATCTCCGCCGAAGCCCTCACGTACGCCGAGAAAATGCTCTCGGTGCTCGTCTTGGCAGTCGTTGCTGAGTGCGGGCGAAGACTCGTTTCGAAGTTCTGGAAAGGTGGAAAGTCATGATTGCTTGGGTCAACGCAAACCTCCCGATGCTCCTCGCCTGCTGGGCTGCACTCGGCGCTCTGTCCGGGCTGCTTGCTGCGAAGCTTCCCGCGGGTTTCGCGCAGAAGCTCTTCGCCGTGCTCTCGCACATCTCGCCCGCGAACCTGCTCGCGGCGTGGACGGCGCTGAACGGCGGATCCGCACCCCCGGCACCCCCGGCGCCCCCGGTCGTCGGCAAGCCCTCTGAGCGGGGCTTCGCCTCCATGCGTTCGATGCTCGCGGTTGTGATCCTCGCTGTCGCGGCGATCGTCGGCGTGCGCGCCCTGACCGGGTGCCAGATCATACCGGCGGTGCCCGCGATCGTCGACTGCGGCGGGAGGATCGCCGACGACGCGGCTGCAGGGATGTCCCTTTCGGCGATCGTCGCTGACGTCGCGCAACCGTGCGGAATGGACGTCGCGCAGGTGATCGCCTATTTGCTCGCTTCGAAGGATCCGCGCGTCATGAGCTCCCCGGCTCTCGCCGAGGCCAAGCGCGTGGAGAGGCTCTTCAAGTGATCCCGCTCGTCGTCGTGGCGAAGGCGACGCTCGTTTCTTTCGTCGTCTTCGCCTTGGCGGTGCTCTTGCGCGTGGCGCTCGCCCGTCCCCGCCGGCCGTACGGCCGCGGCCTTCACCGGCCCGACCCGGCGAAGCACGCGCACCGCCTGCACGCGGCCCAGCACCTTGGGCTGACCGGCACGCCCAAGGGCGCGGCTCAGTGCGTCGTGTGCCCGCGGCTCGATCAGGGGCAAACCTCGACGTGTCACGCGCACTCGGGCGTGGCGGCGCTCTGGTGCCGCTACGCAACGAAGGGCGCGCCCCTTCCGTGGATCCCTTCGCCCGGGCTCCTCGCGTCGTGCACGTACGCCGACGTCCGTGCCGCGAAGTACCCCACGAACTACCTCCCGCCGCTCTCCGACGACGGCGCCGACCTCTCCGACGACGCCGAGGCATTGAAGCGTTGGGGGATTGACGCCATGGGTCCGCAGATCCCCGGTCGGTCGGGGGCGAGCGACGTGCCCGACGACGTGCCGGGCGTGCCCTTCGCCGAGCCGAACCGCTACGCCGTCGAGCGAGCCTCGAGTCACATCATTACGGGGGAGTATCAGATCCCCGTCGACGCGAACGCGCCGGTGACGGTCGCCCTCGCCCTCGACGCCGGGATCCCCGTGTGGCTCGGGTGCTTCGTTGATTCAGCCTTCGAAAACCTCGGGGCGAAGGACATCGCGCAACCGCCGAACGAGAGCGATCCCTATGGCGGGGGTCATGCGATGTACATCTCGGGCTACCGCACGAACGCGAAGGGCGAGTTCGAGTTCCGCGTTGAGAACTCTTGGGGCACCGGGTGGGCCGATGGCGGCGCCGTATGGGCCTCGAGCGCGTGGCTGAAAGCCTGCTGGATGCTTTGGCCAATGGCGGTCGCATGAGACAGATCGTTGCAGCCCTGATCATCGTCTACGTTGCGCGCGTCCTTCTCGGGTGCGCGCACGGCACGGGGCCGAGTCCCGTTACCCCGCCTCCCGACGCGGCCGACGCTTCGCCGTGCGACGTCGACGACGCGATCAACGCCGGGCGCCTGATCCGCCAGCCCGACGGGGCAGCCCTTTATATCGTTTGCGGTGACACATGAGGGATTCTGTCAAAGCAGCCTTCAACCGTTTTACCGACGCGTTCGAGGGTCACACCGACTTCATGTACCTCGACGTCCTCGGGTGGGCGACCACCGGCCGAGGGAACCTGATCGACCCGATCGAGCTCGCGATCAACCTGCCTTGGCTGAAGGCCGACGGCACGCCCGCGAGCAAGGGGCAGATCACGGACGAATGGAACACGATCAAGGCGCTGCAGAGCATCCGCCAGCGCGGCGGGTTCGCCTACAAGCCCTACACGACGCTCCACCTCGCCGAGGACGCGATCGACACCCTCTGCCTGCAGAAGGTCGCCGCGAACGAGAACGCGCTTCGGAAGGTCTTCCCCGCGTACGACTCGTGGCCCGCCGACGCGCAGCTCGGGCTCCTCTCCATGGCTTGGGCCATGGGGACCGGGTTTCGCTTCCCGAACTTCACCGCGGCGGCGAACCGCGGCGACTGGCAGACCGCGGCCGAGCAGTGCCGCATGCGAACCGACGGCAATCCCGGCGTCGCGCCGCGGAACACGGCAAACGCGAAGCTCTTCTTCAACGCCGAGCTTGTCACCGCGTACGCGCTCGATCCGTCCGTCCTCTACTACCCGAACAGCCCGGCGCATCCGACGACCGGAGGTTGATCCATGCCCTCGACTGTCCTCAGCTCGATCGCCATCGCGTCGTCCACGGACGCGACCCCGATCACGATCACGACCTCGGCGCCGCACAACCTCGTGACGGGGGCGCGTGCTTCCGTCCGGGGGCACTTGCTGAACACCAACGCCGACGGCGATTGGGTCGTCACGGTGATCGACGGCCTGAACTTCACCCTAAACAGCTCCTTCGGCAACGGGGCCGGGGCCGGGGGCGCGACGGGTGCCGTCTACCCCGACCCGAGCTCGTTCCCTGAGCCGAGCGACGGCGACGACGCGACCGCGGCGAGCGTCGACGCGGCCTTTCAGGCGCTCGCTTACCAGGCCGGGCAGGCGGGCCAGCGCATCTCCATGCAGGTCGTCGACCCGACGTCGTCGACGGCCTACCGCTCGCCCACGTGGGCCGCGTACGCCCGCCTGATCGGCTGCGGCGGGGGCGGGGGCGGGGGCTCTGGCGCGGCCGGAAGCACGGGCGCGACGCAGGCCGGCGGGGGCGGGGGCGGCGGGTCGGCTCCCTTCTGTGACGTGATCGTGCCCGTCATCTCCAACACCGATTACAACGTCGTGATCGGAGGGGGCGGTGCCGGCGCGGGAGGCCCCTCGACCGGCGACGGCGGCGCGGGGACGCAGGGCGGGGCGACGACCTTCTCCGGGCCCGGGGGCACGAAGGCATATTTCGTCGGCGCGTCCGGGGGCGCTGGGGGCACGACGTTGGGCACGACGGCGGCCACGGCTGGCGGCCCGACGAACAGCGGCGTCGGGAGCTACCCGAGCCCCGTCGCCGCGGGCGTCGTGCTCGAGGGTTGCGGCGGGTACGGGGGCTCCACGGGTGTAGTCGTGGGCAACACCGGCGGGGGCTACCCCGGGTCGGTAAGCCGACACGTCGGCCTCGGCGGGGCCGGGGGCGCGGGCGGAGCACCGAGCGGCGGCAACGCCGGCGGGTGCGGCGGTGGCGGCGGCGCCGGCGGCCCGCAGTCGGGTACGGCCTCGGCCTTCGCCGCGTCGCCCGGCGGGGCCGGCGGGGCCGGGGGCGCGGGCGCGACCTCGGGGCCAGGTAGCGCCGGCGGGGCCGGCGGGAGCGGCGGTTTCGGCGCCGGGGGTGGCGGCGGCGGTGGCGGGGGCAACGGTAGCTCGGGCAACTCGAACGGCGGGAGCGGAGGAAACGGCGGGGCCGGCTGCCTCACGATTATCTGGATGGCGAATTATCTCTGATTATTGCCTACGCGTCGTCAAGAATTATTTTCGGTAGGCTGGGTGCAGCCCTTGGCGATGTACCCGCAGATTCGGTCAGAGAGGGGCTTGGTGAAGCTCGCGCTCTCCCACGGAGGTTCATGGGAGCTCCGGTAAGTCGACCGTTTGCCCGGCGAGCGCGTGGCCGCTGTCGGAGAGGAACTGGATCCGACCGTCGCGCACGTACGAGTGACAGCGCGGCGAGTACACGTCTCCGGGCTTGTATGGCGCCACCACCTTGGCCGGGTCGGCATCGGCCGGGATGCGTCTCTCGTAAACAAGGATGCTGGGCGAGAGCGTGGGGCGCTCCTCGTCGCCATTGAAGTCCCACCCCTTAGGGTGAGGCTTGATCGGGACGGTGTGAGGTTCGTTGCACCCAGGACAGGCGAAGGCCACGCGTTGCCGGCTCTCTGACACGTACTCGACCCGCCTCACCGCGTCCCCCTCGGACACCAAGGCGCGTCCGTCGTGACTTGCAGCGTGATCGCGGCCCCCGTCCCGTCGCTCGCCGGCCGCACCCCAACGCGACGTCGGAGATGATGTCTCCGCGGATCATTCGGTGGATGTCCGAATTCTGGAATCCCGCGCAGCCGTCGACCGTCGTTCTCTGTTTCCAGTTCGTGGATTCGGTCCCATTCGCTCGCCCCGGATGACGCCTGCTCCTTGATCATGGTCCCTCGCTCCTGTCCCCGATGCCGCTGATAGCCTTGCGGATCGCCTCAAGCCGGCCGCACAGCGCGATAAGCCGGTCAGCGCTTGCAGGCAGCCGCGGCCTTCGCGACCTCGTCGGCGAGCCGCTTCGCGCGGGCGCGGTCGGTCGCGAGCTCGGCCGCCTCGCCGGCGCGTCGGGCGGTCGTGATCTGCAGATCCTCGCCGAGGCGGTGCAGCTTCGCCAGGGACACGACCCCGGCAGGGTTCGCCTTCTCGGCCGCGATCAGCGCCTGCAGGTCGGCGATCTCCGCGTCCGTGCGGCGTAGGGCGCGCGCCGCGCGATCGGCCGCTTTGAGCCACTCCGAGGCGCCCTCGAGCTTCGCCAGGGCGACGGGCTTGTTCCCCGGGTCGCACGGGGGCGAGGTGAAGTGCTCCGCCTCGGCCGCCGTAGTGGCCGCGGCGAAACGGGCCGCGGCTGCCTGCTCGGCCGCCGCGTCGCACACGACCCCGTCCTCGTCGACGCCGTCGACCACGCCCGCGTGACCGTCGCAGGGGTTCGGGGCGCCACCGTCGGCTGCGCGGGCGGGGGTGACGAGGAGCAGGAGGGCGAACAGCACGAGCAGGCGCATGGTCTGACCTACGCTACGCCGAACGGAAACCTTCCACCAGCCCCCGGGCGCCCTCGCGGCCCCGGGGGCTTTCGCGTTCCAGGCGCTCGCGTCGGATCATCTCCTTCGCCGGCACTCCGCGCAGGTCGTCGATCAGCGTCGGGCGGTCTTCTCTGCTAGGCTCGTTCATGACGGGGCCCCTCCGCGGGCTCGGTCCGGGCCGGGGGCGTTGGTAGCGCAGCCCGGTCGTTTCATTGAGCCTAGCTCCAGATCGGGCTCGTGCACGAGCTTTCGGGATCCTTTTCGGGATCCTTGGGCCCCTGATCCTTGTGCGAACGGAGGGAGTTGAACCCTCACGAGAGTTACCTCGCCAGAACCTGAATCTGACTCCGGCCTTCTGAACCCTCGCAATTACCGTCGTTTTTGCCCGGTCTCGGGTCGCCGAAGGGCCCCCGGGGGCCCTGATTCGGGATCCGCGGGCTCCTCAGCCCCGGCCCCGCAGTCGGAGCACCGCCCGGGCTGCCTGCTCGCCCGTCGTGACGTATCGGGCGGTCGTGCTCACGTGTCGGTGTCCGACGAGGTGCGCGACCCCCGCCAGCGGCGCCCCCGAGTTTACGTCGTGCGTGATCCTCGAATGCTTGAAGTCGTACACGCCGATCCCCCGACCCTCGAGCCCCGCGGCCTTCAACGCGGCCTTGAGCGAGAACCGCAGCGACTCGGGCTCGGCGTCGAAGAGTCGCCCCTCGCCCGACTTGGGCCACACGCGGTCGAATGCCTTGCGCGCCGCAAGGGTGATCGGCACCTCTCGCTCCATGCCTTCCTTGTCGATGTCTCGGCTGATGAAGAGCTTCCCCGAGCCCTTGACGTAGTGCTTGCCCGCTTCGAGCTTCAGCACGGTGATCGGCCGAAGCCCGGTTTCCCAGAGCACGGCGAAGAGCGGGCGCACCCAGCAGCCAGTTCGCCTCGAACGTTCGGGCATCGCCGCCAAGATCTTGCGCACCTCTGCCGGGCGCATGATCACGGCCTTCGCCTTGCGCGCGTTCTTGGCCCGCACGCCCGCATGGCCGTGCTTCGGAAGCTTCGGCACCTCATCGATCGTCACACCGCGCACCCCGAGCCAATCGCGGAACTGGCGAAGGGCCGAGAGCTCCTTCCGCAGCGTGCTCCGGGTCGCCTGCTGGATGCGCTTGGCGATGTAGTCGCCGTACGTCGGCCGCGTGAAGCGCTCGAGGGATCGGAAGTGCGGGAGGAAATGCGCCCGGAAATAGTCTTCAACGGTCTTCGTCGTGCCCGCCGCGTGCTGCGTTCCGTAGGCGAGCAGGAACTCGGCCGAGACCTTGGCGAGGTCGCCCGAGACCGGCAGATCCGCTACGCGGCCCGAGACCCTTTCGGCGTAGATCCTCGCGGCCTCCGTAGCAGCCTCGCTAGGATCGCTTCGACCTGTTCCGACGACGTAGCGGACGCCTTCCCACCGGAAGCGAACGCGATACTGGGTGCGGGGCGGCCGGGGAGGTACGAGTTTCCAGCCTTCTGCCGATCGAGCCATGCGAGTAGGTCCGATCGAGCGTACCGGACGAGTCGCCCGATGTGGAGCGCCGGCACGTTCGGCCGCACGTAGCGCTTGAACGTTGACAGACCCATGCCGAGCAGCGTCGCGGCCTGGCGCGGGGTGAGCGGCGTATCGGGGTCGATCATTCGAAGATGTCCCGGGGGCGGTGCACGACGGCCGGAATGCGACGGCGCGGCGAGATGTGCAGGGGCACGATCGAGCGGTGACCCGCCGCGCGCAGAGCTTCGGGGTTGAGCATCTCGAAGAGCCGCGCCATGTCTCGATTCCACGCGATCCGCTCGGCCCGCTCCCGCAACCTCGCGGGCACGCTCCGCCACCAGGCGACGACGTTGCGCAGCCACCACGAGGCGCGGGGCGGGAGCACGGGCAGGGGCGCGGCGCGGTAGGGGGTCACGGCTTCCCCGTCTCCGGGTCGGTGCAGTTCGAGTTCTCGGGGGGTCATGGCTTGGCCCTCTCCATCCGAATCCGAGCGTGAACGTCCCCCGCGACCGCCTGCAAGCGCAGGGCACACTCCTCGCACGCCCGCGCCTTCGCGCCGTCCGTGAACGTGACCACGTACGTAGCGGGGGCTTCGCACGTCTCTTTCGTGTCGGGGCGCACGGCTTGGCAGGTCGTCATGGCCCAATTCCCGCGCAGTAGGTACACGCGCCCTCCGGGGTCTTCGAGCGCCCGCACCAGTAACCCCTGTCACGGGCGTTTCGGTGCCGTCGGGCGCGACGACGAACACCTCGACATCGCACCACGAGGTGACGATCC